CATTGGGATGCCGTATTTTGCAGGGATGGCTAGAACATCCTCAATCTTCCAAGGGATGAGTGGACGCAATTGCCGCGTCATGAGTTTGCCCGAGTAGTCCCTTTCGAGTAGTTTCGACCGCTCGAAGCTCTCATTCGAGCGGACACCTGAAACCGCCACAACGCACGAATAGGCCTGTTTCAAATAGACGATATGATCCTGCGACGGGAAGATTTTGAGATGCTGCGTGCAAAAACGAACTTTGGTTGATGGAAACCGAGTTTTCTTTTGCGCTAGAGCAAAGAAATCCAATTCGGGCTTGAGCATCTCAATCGGGTGAACTTTCTCCGACAACATGCGGACTTGCTCATAGGTGTACTCATGCTCGTTACCCGTGTCGCAGAACGTCGCGTTGATCTGATGGCGAGGGATGCCGCTTTCGTGTACCATCCAGAGCAGCACGGCCCCGCTGTCTTTGCCGCCGCTCACTCCAACGTGGTAAATGGCATCGGCGGGAATGTCTGGTTTGAAGAAGTCTTGCATATCGTTGGTCGGTTAATCAGTTCGTAGCATCTCAGGCAAACCCCTCCCCCCTCCCCACGACAAGCGTTTTCGGGGTAAATGCGGCCCGCGAGCGAGCGCGTTCTGATTCCATTGCTACATGGTAATCAGCCATGATTGGCGGCGGCACTTTTACCACGCCGTCCACCGTCTCGGGGTCGCAGCCATGCGTATGATGCAGCACCGCCAGCGTCTCGCCGCTCATGCCGAGTTTTGCGACGAGTTTCGGGACGTGCGTCTTAGCTTTCTCCAGCAATGCCTCGAACATGGCTACTTCGCGGTCCAATACTTCAACGATGTCCGGCAGTTCGGGGCGCTTCTGGCATTGGGCTGGCAGATCATCCCAGCGCACTAGCTCACGACTTCTACCGCACCAAAGGCATTCGCAGTCACGCCACGGGCCAGCGAAGTTGTGCGCCCCAGGATTGTCGCGGATGTGCTGCGTGTGATAAGCGAAATAGGCTTTCATTACCTCATCCTTGGCGTCTGGATGATCGCGAAAATACTTCTCCGCAATAGGGCGAAGTTGGCGCTTTGGCCTCAAAAAGCCAAAAAAGAGACAAAGCCAATCGCGGCAGCGAGTAAATAAAATGGCAATCATGGGGTCAAGAATCAGGACAAAGAAAAAGCCCGGTCGTGCGTGGAGGCGACCGGGCTTCTTGCTCTGAATAAACTCGGATCACTCCGGTTCCACGCAGAGCAGACTCTTTCGAGTCGCCGGATTCTCCCACATTCAAGAATCGGCGCAAGTTTTAATTTGATGTTCGCGCCAAGGCCACCGCCTAACCCAAACAACAAACCCGCTTCCAGTGATGGAAAACGGGCTGCTGTTTGAGGCTTAGAACACCTCTGAGGTAGCCGAAGTTTTCCCCATTGGCAAACTAAAACTCGCGGAGGCAATTCGCCTGCAACAAACCTGCAACATAATGAAGGACTTGCAGTTCTGCCGCATGGGTAGCCGCATCCCTGCCAGCAAGTGCGCCCGCAACCATACCCGCAACATAAGGAGAAAGGCTTGAAGGAGAAAGGCTTGATGAAAAAGACACAATGACGAGTTTTAATTTGACATTCATCCCGCTAGTCCATCAAATCGGCGTCAGAGTCAGAACGGCCAGCGATGGCACCCGTTCAAACCAGTAGCGGCCTTCCTATGGAGATACCCGCGAGAGGACAACAATCCCGGCAATCAGGACTCGTGATCGCCAATCTCGCAATCAACAATCTCCATTACGGCTATGTCCGCACTCACCTCCTACTACGAAACCGAGTTCTCGAAAAATTGGGAACTCAAAGCTCAGCAGAAAGATTCCCGCCTCGGCATGGCGGTCACGCAAACCACGATCACCGGCAAGCGTCGCAAGTTCAACCAGCTCGACAACGGCTCGATGACTGAAGTAACGACCCGCAAGGGCGACACTCCAGACGGCGACTCGACCGGCTCCGAATACTGGATCTACCGGCGCAAGTTCGAGCGCGTTATCACCTGGGACGAAGACGACGAAATGCAGCTCGGCACCATCGCGCTTCCTGACAGCGAGGAAAATCAGTCCCTCGTCAATGCCTCGAATCGCACGAAGGATGACGTGATTATCTCCGCTTTTGACGCTACTCGCTACATCGGCGAGGACGGCACCACAACCGACGCTTTCGATACCGCCTATCAGGTGGCGGTCGATTACGTCGCCAGCGGTTCCACGGCGAACAGCGGTATCACCGTTGCGAAGGTTCTCCAGGCGAAGAAGATCCTCGATGAAGGCGAAATTGACGACGACGACCGCTATTTCGCGATCTCGGCTCAGCAGTTGCAAGACATGCTCCTGCTGACTCAGGTGACGAGCGCGGATTACGCCAGCGTCAAGGCCCTCGTTGAAGGCAAGGCCGAACGCTTCGCCGGGTTCAACTTCATTCGCTCCGAGCGCCTGACGCTGAACAGTGGCACCGACGTTCGCACCTGCTTTGCCTGGGCCAAGTCCGGCATCAAGTTCGCGGATGGCGGTCGAAACACGCATATCGACATGCTCCCAGGCCGTCGTCACTGCAAGCAGCTTCGCGGCGTCTATCGCTGCGGCGCTGTCCGCACTGAGTCGCCCCGCGTCGTTCGCGTCTATGCGGACGAAAGCCCGTCATAATCTGAACTCGGCGGGAGGCGTCAAAACCTCCCGCCACTTCCCTTTTCACTCACTCAAACAATTCATTCCTGAACCGTTATGGCTTCCGTTTACACTACCTTCGCAACCTCTCAGTTGGCCGCTCTGTCCGACATGAGCCAAGCTCCAAATCAAAAACAGGCGGGCGGCAATCTGCACGTCATTCAAGTCAGCAAGACGGCATACACTGCTGCGACCGCTGACCCTCTCTACCTCGTGCGACTGCCGAAAGGCGCTCGCGTGATTCCGCAACTGTGCCAAGTCGATCATACCGACCCTGGCGATGCCTGCACGGGCACCGTTGGCTACATCTACGACGACGCGACGGGCGACGCTGACGGCTACTCCACCGGCCTTGTGCTCGGCGGCTCGGCTGGCTTCGAGAACTTCGCGACCACGTCGGGCGCGGCAGGTATCACGCCTGTTACGCTGACAGATGACGCCTGGGTCTATGTGACCTGGGGCACCGTCACGAACGGCGCGTCGCACTCGCAGACCTGGACGATTGCCTACACTCTCGCCTAAGTCCTCAAATTGTCGCTTGGTTGGTGACATCCTCGCCCCGTCGTCCTTTGCTCATTGGGGCGGCGGGGTTTTTCACAATGAGATTTGAGCCATGACGAAAACCGAAATCTGCAACCTTGCCCTGTCCCTCGTCTCAGCCAATACGGCGACCGACATCGACACGGACTCGACGCCTCAAGCGGAGGCAGTTCGGCGTTGGTTTGCTCCTGCACGTGACGAGTGCCTCGCGTCGCACCCGTGGAACTTCGCCATGAAGCGCGGTTTCCTGACTCTGACGTGGACCGACTTTTCAGGCGTGGCTCTGGCAGATGCGGGCGCAAGTGACGAAATTCGCGTGACTGCCACGGCTCACGGACTCTCGACTGGCGACCGAATCCACATTCAAGACGTGGGAGGCGTTCCGGCTGCAAATGGCACTTGGCGAATCACGGTAATCGACCCTGACACCTTCGACCTCGACGGCTCGGTGTTCTCAGGAGCGCACATAAGCGGAGCAGGCGAGTGGATTCTCGCGCCTCTGCACGGCTGGGGGTATCGCCATGCCATCCCTTCCGACTGCCTGCGCGTTGTGCGCGTGAACGGCGAGGATGGCAACGAGGAAGATTCCGCGCCCTACGCCATCGAGGCGGGTTACATCCTGTCCGACGACATCGAGCTTGAACTCACCTACGTTTACCAGCACACGACCGTCACGACATGGACGCAGGATTTTATCAACGCCTACGCCTTCCTTCTCGCTTCCTACATCGCTCCCGAAATCATCAAGAGCACGGAGCGCGGCGAACAGATGCGCCGACAGTTTGAAGGAATCATCGGCCCGCAGGCTCGCAGGAATGATGCGCGTGCCGGGAAGGGTCGAGTTCTCCAACCGTCCTACGATTCCGACATGATCCGAGCGCGACGCGGCCAGATTTCCACCCGATGAACTCGCTTCACGTCAACTTTAACGGCGGTCTCTACTCCCCCCTGATTGAGGGGCGTGTTGATTTCGAGCAGTATCGCACCGGCTGTCTCCAGCTTGAGAACTTTGTCATTCGTCCCTACGGCGGGGCATTCAAGGCGCCGGGGACGCAATACCTCGGAGAAACGAAGGACTCGACTAAAAAGAGCCGCTTGTTTCCCATCCGTGTTTCCCGCCTTGAAAACTACCTGCTCGAAGTCGGCGAGGGTTACATTCGATTCTGGCGTGAGGATGAACCGGCTTACCTCCAGATCAAAAGCGATTACTCGGTGGTAGCGCACTCGACGGCGACGACCTACTATCTCGGCGACATCGCCTCAGACAGCGGGACGAATTACCTGCGCGTCGGCAATGACGCGGCGACTGATTCGAGCTTCGCGACGGCGCTCGCGGCTGGCTACTGGCACGCGCTGACGGGATCCATTATCGAGTGGCCGAACGATTACGACGAGGACGAGCTAAACGACATCCAATTTCAGCAGATCAACCGCCTGCTGATCCTCGTCCATCCGAATCATCCGCCGCTCCTGATCGAGTCTGTTCCCGTCGATTCGCTGACGTCGAACTTCATCCGAAATTCCGCGTGGAGCACGGCGACGACAACGGCGGTCACGCACTCGTTTCTGGTCGGCGCGGTCGATTACACTTTCCCGCCCCTCAAAGAGCACGAGCTTTCGCAGGAA